CAGTTCCAAAATATACAATTCCGATAAACAACCTATCATGCTTATCCTTTCAAATGCAGAAAAGGAACTAATAGCTAATATGGCAATTGAAGCACATAAATTTTGTGTTTACCCTGCAAACAGTAAAGCAGAGAAAATTAAACAGTTTATGGATGATATAAATGAAAACCGTAAAAGAACTTAGGAAGCAATACCCTAATTCATTTTTACTCGAATATATAGACCGCTGCCAAAGCGGCGAAATAATAGTCGGGCGTGAAATGCTACAGGGCTTTGATATATTAATTGACAATCTGAATAACCCCGATATTATCTTTGACTTGACAGACGCGCACAAAAGGATACACTTCATAGAATCCAAATGCAAACTATATGAGGCTCCCTATGCCGGGAAGCCTTTTATTTTGCTACTCTGGCAAAAAGCATTTATAGAAGCATTCTATTCATTTAAAATATATGATGAAGAATTAGGACGCAAAAGGCGCTTATTCAGTGAGTTCCTTTTGCTTTGCGCTAAAAAAAATGGAAAATCTCCTTTCTTTGCCGCTATCTGTTTAGCAGAGTTTTTTTGCGGACCAGTTGGAATCAAAATCCTATGTTCTTCAAACTCATATGAAGAAGCCGCTGCAATGTATGACGGCATAGAGGCAATGAGAATAGAAAGCAAATCCCTCGAAAAGCGCACGCATAAAACTGTACATGATGGCATTGTGTTTGGGAATAAGAAGCACCATTACAGCGGAAAATTTTCAAGCCATAATAAAGGAAATATCCGCAGAATATCAGCAAAAACAGGTGCACAAGATAGCCGTAATATTATGGTTGGCGCTATTGACGAAGTTTGGGAACTTAAAGATAATTCTTCTGCTTCTTTTGTAAAAAAAGCATTAAGCAGTCAAGACGAACCAATATATGGAGAAATTACGACGGAGGGAACTGTAAACGGCGGGTATCTTGACGACAGACTGAAAGAAGCACGCACTATATTAGACCCCGATAATCCGGCAGAGCGTCCCTATTGGCTTATATGGCTTTATACTCAAGACAGCGAGACTGAAATATGGCAGGACGAAAAATCATGGTATAAATCGAATCCGTCTTTAGGCAAGATAAAAAAATGGCGCTATCTGCGAAACAGAATTGAAGAAGCAAAAACAAGCAAGAAAGAACGTGTATTAACTTTATGCAAAGATTTCAATGTTAAGCAAAATACCGCTACAGCGTGGCTTACACCTGACGAATATACCAACACAACTACATTCATAGACGTTGCAAAACAAAAAAATGTTAATGATATTATGGACTATTTACGTGGCTGCATATTTATAGGAGGCGTTGACCTTGCCGAAACTACAGACCTTGCCTGCGCAAAAGCCTTAGTAATGCACCCCGGCGACCAGCATAAATACATTTTAAGCAAATACCTTATTCCAGAAATAAAATTGAAAGATTGCAAAGATGAAATAGACTATATGAAGCTTGCTAAAGAGGGCAGGATTACAATTTGCCCCGGCAATGATAACGATTTTACAATTTTTACACAATGGTATAAAGATTTATATGAGAGATATAAACTGCGGCCTTATAAAATCGGATATGATAACGCCCTTGCAAAATTTTGGATTAAAGAGATGGCACAATATTTTAATGAGTATTATCTCGAACGTGTGCCACAGTCACATATGGCTTTGTCAAGCCCAATGATGGCAGTCGAACAGGATTTAAAATCAAAGTTAATTGTTTATGACAACAGCGAAATTGATAAATTCTGCTTTGGCAACACGGCTATGGATATGAATAAATACGGGCAGATTAAGCCTATGAAAGATAGGGACAATCCAATACATAGGATAGACGGTACAGCGGCATTGATAGACTGCTACTTTATTTTTCAAGAGTACAGACCGGACTTTTTAAAACATGTGGGGTGAAAAAATGTTTAGAGAAAAGACGAGAGAAACACCAATGGAACCAACAATAGCACCTACGCCATATGCGCCGCCACCACTGCGTTGCCCCCCAACGCCAAAGCAATCAATAGCAATTAAAAATTTGCGTATGATTGCAAATGATATTGAAAATGGCTTTGACGGTTTTAACTTTCTTTTAGGATATGATTTTTGTAATCTGCCATTTGATATTGAAGAGGGCAAGAATCGGAGGGAAAAAACTAATGAAGAAAAAGAACATATTTAAACGTCTTGCCAAATGGCTTGACGTTATTTTTTTAATACCGGGTATGGCCTTTATATCGTGGGGAGTCTCTAAAATATATATACCGGCAGGCATAATAACAATAGGCGTGTGCTTAATTGCACTTGCCTTTTTTATTGCGCAAAAAAACGCAAGTGAAATCAAAAAATAGGCAGGTGATAATTAATGCTTTTAGATGGGCTTTTCAAAAAGAATAGCGCACAAACGAAATATGCAAGTTTCCTTAATAATACAACGCCGATTTTTTCACAGTTCGGTAGGAATATTTACGCTTCCGATGTTGTGCAGATGTGTATTGACTGTATAGCGCAGGAATGCTCTAAATTGCAACCGCGACATATTATGAGGACATCAAATGGACCGGTTACAGATGATGACAGCTTAAATAAACTGTTTAAATTTGCACCTAATCCGATTATGACAACACGTGATTTTCTTGAAAAAACAATATGGAATTTATTTTTAAACTACAATGCTTTCATTTATCCAATAAATAATCCTACGCAGGATATTCGCGGAAATTGGCACAATAATTATTCTGCTTTTTATCCGCTCAACCCTTCTATTGCTGAATTTTTGCAAGACGCGGCAGGGACGCTTTACATTAAATTTATGTTTCAAAGCGGGTATCAGTCGCCGCCTATTCCCTATTCACAAATAATCCATTTGAGAAAGAAATTTTCTACAAATGATATTATGGGCGGCGGCATGAACGGGCAGCCGGATAATACCGCACTACTAAAAACGCTTGAAATAAACGATACCGTCTTACAGGGCATAGCTAAAGCAGTCCCTACAGCACTTTCAGTTCGTGGGACACTGGGCGTTGGCACACAAATGGATTATGACAAGCTCATGAAGGAAAAAGATGAATTTGAAAAGAAAATGGCAAACAGCGAAAGCGGAATATTGCCAATGACAGTTGGAACTACATTTACTCCAATTAATTTTAGCGGTGTAACCGTTGATAAATCGACACTTGATTTTCTTGAAAATAAGGTATTGCGGTGGTTCGGCGTTTCATTGCCTATACTTTCCGGTGACTATACGGACAATCAGAAACAGGCTTTTTATGACAAGACGATAGAGCCTATAGTAGTAAGCCTTAATCAAGCATTTACGCGAGCACTATTTACACCTACAGAGTTATCTTTTGGAAATGAGATAGCTTTTTATTATGCCAACCTTGAGATGCTATCAGTGGAAAGCAAAAAGGCTATAGCGGATATTTTAGGCAATCGCGGAGCAGTTACAAATAACTTTTTGCTACAGATGTTCGGGCAAGAGCCTTACGACGGCGGGAATGTGCGTATAGCATCATTAAACTATGTAAACGCGAATTTGATGGATATTTACCAAATGGCACGCGCCGGAATAGACGCGCAAACACCTGTTACTAATCAGAATGGAGGTACAAAAAATGCCGGCAATTAAATATCAAAAATTCCCGATGTCGGATAAGACATGGGACGCTTCAAAAAATGAAAAAAATTTAAAATCCGGGCAGGACAGAGCCTATTACGAAAAATGTTATGCTTGGCGTGACCCCGACGCAGACGATACCACAAAAGCGGCTTATAAATTTATACATAATGAGGTTGATTCTGACGGCAATATTGGAGATGCCAATATAAAAGCATGCCAGTCTGGAATTGGTGTACTCAACGGTGCAATGGGCGGCGCAGATATACCAGACGCAGACCGGAAAGGAATATACAACCATCTTGCGAAACATTTAAAAGACGCAGATATAGAACCGGCAGAACTAAAGAGCCGGAGCAAAATATTAAGTTCTCATGAAGTGAGGGCTTTTTCTATGCCCGATTTAAAAGCCAACGATGAGGGAAGCACTGTTGAAGGACACGCAGCAGTTTATGGGCAAACAACAGATATAGGACCTTTTGAGGAAACTATTGCACGAGGGGCATTCGATAAAACAGATTTTACCGATGTGCTTTTTAGCGTAAATCATGATTTGTCGAGAATACCACTTGCCCGCAGTAGAAACAACAATGCAAATTCCACATTACAATTATCAGTTGATGAGGTGGGGCTTGCAATGCGGGCAAAGATTGATTTAGATAATAACCCACAGGCAAAAGCATTATATAGTGCTATAAAGCGCGGTGACATAAACGGCATGTCATTTATTTTTGAGATTGCCGATGATGAATGGGTTGGAATGGATACAGACCACCCGCACCGCACTATTAACGCTATAAATAAAGTCTATGAAGTATCAGCAGTATCATTCCCGGCTTATGACGGGACAGATATAAACGCACGGAGCCAAAAGGTACTGGATAGTGCCAAAAATGCGCTGGTGAGCGCACGGGCGAAAGCTGGAGAGCCAGAAAACGAGCGTTCGCAGAATAACGACAATATTGAATTAGAGCGTTTGAAATATGAACTGCTCTTAAATTTGTAAAGGAGTTTTATTATGACTAAAAAAGAACTTGAAGCGAAAATCGCTGAAAAAGAAAAAAGGATGGCTGATATAAAAGCCAAAATCGAAAAAGCCGGTACAGTTGAAGAAATGCGCTCTGCATATAAAGAAGCTGACGCACTTAAATCCGATATTGCGGATTACCGCTCTATTTTGGCAGGAATGCCGGACGATACTATTGACCCGAACGATACAGCCGCGCTTGAAAAACGGAATAAGGAAATTGAAGCAGAACAGCGCAAAAAAGCGTCAACCGGCACACAGTTTAACCCGCTTGCTACATATCAGACTGGAAATGTTACTGCAAAATCTGACAAACGCAGCATTGACGATGTTCTGAAGATGCCAATGGGAAGCGAAACAGAGAAAGCACAAATGCGGTCCGAACTTTTTAAGATGTCTGAATACCGCTCGGGATATTTTAAGACACTTGCCGGGCGCAAAGACTTTACAGACGTTGAAAAACGCGCACTGACTACAGCAGCGGATTCCGGCGGGGCAGCAGTACCAACTACAACCTATGATATGATTCTCAAGCGCATGACACAGACTTCCGCGCTGTTTGGGCTTATCAACAAAACACAGATTCCCGGTAACGTTGTGCTCCCTGTTGCAAATGCGCAGACAGCCGCCCTATGGAGCGATGAAGCACCGTCGCCGGATAATGACGATACTCTTTCCAGCGTGTCACTTAGTGCCTATGCACTGTCTAAATTCGCAAAAGTTAAAGGCCAACTTATTTTAATGTCTATCGATGCACTTGAAACATACATTGTTTCGGCTATTTCAGACCAGCTTGCTATCGCCGTTGAAAATGCAATCCTTAACGGCACAGGCGCAAGCTACAGCCAGCCAACAGGCATTTTCACAGGCGTAACATTCGACGCGACTAATTCCAAAACCTATACAACTACGCTTGGATATGATGATCTTGTAGACGCTAAAAAGTTGCTTGGTCTGTATCGCTCAAGCGCAACATGGGTTGTAAATGCCGCAATGGAAGCACAGATTTATAAAATCAAGACTTCCGTTTCACAGCCGCTCTTTACACAGAACCCGATTACGGGGCTTATTTCTAACCCACTTGGATTTCCAATGGTAGTAGATTACTACATGCCCGATGATACTATCTTGCTTTTCAACCCGAGCTACTATTACATGAATATTAATCAGAACCCAACAATAGAAGCAAATGACGCAGCAGGGTTTACTACGACTTCTCGCTATTA